TATAAACATGACAAAAGAGAACAAAACTCAAGTTTTAACAAAAGAAGAAGTTGAAAATTTAACTTCGTTGCAAAAACAACAAAATGATTTAGTTTTTGGATTAGGTCAAGTAGAATACCAATTAGTATATTTTACCAAACAAAAGGCTTTGATACAACAACAATTAGAAGCTCTAGAGAGCAATCAAACTACAACTGCTCAAGAAATAGAAAAAAAATATGGGCAAGGAACAGTAAATTTAGAAAGCGGCGAATTTATTAAAGCTTAGTTGCATTTTTAATAGCTTTTGTCGTATTTATAACAAAATTAATTCATTAAAAAATGGCAGAAGTACTTTTATCCCCAGGTGTATTAGCAAGAGAAAATGATAATACCTTTATTTCAGCACAACCCATACAAGCTGGAGCAGCAATTTTAGGTCCTACAGTAAAAGGACCAGTAGGCTTACCAACTCTTGTTACATCTTTTTCAGATTATAAAAATAAATTTGGATGTGTAGTAGAAAGTGGCAGTGCACAATATACTTATTTCACTTCAATATCAGCATATAATTATTTCCAGCAAGGTGGGGATTCATTATTAGTAACTAGAGTAGTAAGTGGTTCTTATACTCCTGCTACAAGTACAACAATTGTAAATAGTAAAAGTGTTACGGGAGGAGCTAAAGCTACTGGGAGTGCAACTTTAGGAGCGGCTTTTGCTGATGGGGAAGAAGCTAGAATTTTACATAGTGGGGTTACACATAGATTTGTTGCATCAGGAAATCCAATTCCAGAAGATGATGCAGATGGAAATTTATATTTCTTTTCTACGGGTTCTACCGCTACAGCTACTGCGGCTAATTTAAGAGATGAAATAAATGTAAATATTTCTTCTTTATTCTCAGCCTCAAGTACAGGAGCTGTATTAGGATTATCAGGATCTGCAGTAGGAATTGCTTTTAATGGATCTACGTTATCTACGGGATCTGCTTCTAGTTTTTCTACTCAAATTACATTAGGAGGGGGAGTTGCTGGAACTGGAACAACAAATGCTTTTACTTTAGAAACTTTAACTGAAGGTGCTATAGCAAATAGTATATCTCCGGAAGGAACAAATAATACTTTATCAAGTGGTAGTATAGATAATATACGATGGGAAATAGTTAGCCCTAATACTGCTACGGGAACTTTTAATTTATTAATAAGACAAGGTAATGATAATATTAACCAGAAAAATGTTTTAGAAACATGGACAGATTTATCATTAGATCCTAATTCTATAAACTATATTGAAAAAGCTATAGGAAATTCTAAACAAACTGTTACTTCTGATAATGGAGAATTTTATATTAAAAATGAAGGAACTTATAATACTTTAAGTAAATATGTAAGAGTAAAATCTGTAAATTCAAAAACATTAAATTATTTTGATAATAATGGAACTGCAAAGTCTGAATTTATTAGTTCTATACCATCAGCAGGATCTGGTTCATTTGAAAGTGCTACGGGTACTGCATTTGTAGGTAGAACTGCTAATTTTTATGAAAATATAAATGGTACTGATACACAAGGATTAGTAGCAGACAATTATACTACTTCATTAAATTTATTGGCTAATAAAGATTTATTCCAATATAATATTATTGCTACCCCAGGTTTAACAAGACAAAGTCATGCTTCACCTTTAACAGTTATGGTAAATAATTCTGTAACTAGAGGAGATAATTTATCTATTATAGATTTAAGAAATTGGGGTTCAGGAATCAGTTCAGTTACAGCAGGAGCTGCGGCTGTTGATTCATCATATGCTACAACATATTGGCCTTGGTTACAAACAATTGATCCTAACACAAACCAACAATGTTGGGTACCAGCTTCAACAATGATGCCAGGTGTATTTGCTTTTAATGATTCTTCATCTGAAACATGGTTTGCACCTGCAGGTTTAAATAGGGGAGGATTATCAACAGTAATAAGAGCTGAAAGAAATTTAACAAATGGTAATAGAAATACTTTATATGGAGCTAATGTTAATCCAATAGCTACATTCCCAAATACAGGGGTAGTAGTATTTGGCCAAAAAACATTACAGAAAAAAGCAAGTTCTTTAGATAGAGTAAATGTTAGAAGATTATTAATTTCTCTTAAAAATTACATTTCTCAAATAGCAGATAATTTAGTATTTGAACAAAATACAGCAGCTACAAGAAATAATTTCTTAGCGCAAGTTAATCCATATATGGAAAGTGTTCAACAAAGACAAGGATTATATGCTTTTAAAGTAGTAATGGATGATAGTAATAACACACCAGATGTTATAGATAGAAATCAATTAGTAGGTCAAATATTTGTCCAACCAACTAGAACAGCTGAATTTATATACTTAGATTTTAACATCCAACCAACAGGAGCTAGTTTTGATGGTGCTGGTGGAGGTGGAACAGGGTATTAAAAAATTAAAGAATTAGATATTTATAATAAGAAATAAACAATAAAAAAATGGGAGTAGTAGATTCGAACAATATATTTTTCACCGCTTTTGAACCTAAGCAGGCTAATAGATTTATCCTATACATGGATGGAATGCCTAGCTATATGATAAAAGGTGTTAGTGCTATAACATTAAACCAAGGTATAGTAACATTAAACCACATGAATGTTGAAAGAAAGGTTAAAGGAAAATCAACATGGCAAGATGTTACAATGACATTATTTGACCCAGTTACCCCTTCAGGAGCTCAAGCAGTAATGGAATGGGTAAGGTTACATCATGAATCTGTAACTGGTAGAGATGGTTATTCCGATTTTTACAAAAAGAATCTAACATTAAATGCTTTAGGTCCAGTAGGAGATAAAGTTTCTGAATGGATATTAAAAGGAGCATTTATAACTTCAACTAATTTTGGAGAATATAATTGGGATACTGTAGATACGGCAATAAATTTACAAATAACTGTAGCAATTGATTATGCAGTATTAAATTTCTAAAAACC